TGGATCAAATAATTGAGCAAAGCCAGAAAATAGATCACTGGTATTGTCTGTATTAATTTGTCCTGCACCTGTAAAAGTAGTACCAACTATAAAGGTATAGTTTAGCCCTGCTACTGCCGTAGGTAATGTTACTACAATACCTGCTGCTCTATTTAAAGTATAAACAGTGCCTGAATCAGTTGATTCTACTGATTTGGTAGCGGCTGTAATGCTACTTACATTAGAATAAGCAGAAACATAACCTGTTGTAGTTATATTACCACTTGAATCAACATCAAGATTTGTGGTTACTGTACCTGTTGAAGAAGCTATTGAAATCTGTTCAAAACCGTTCTCGGACCGAACTGGTCCATTAAATGTCGAATTTGCCATAATCTTTTCTCCTGAAAAAATAAGTTCTATTATCTTGGCTTGTCTGCTAGGTCAGTCAATAGAACAAAATATAATTTTCCTAGTAATTCTACTATATCAGAAAAAAGGGGGGCATGTAAATAAAGTGGGCGGGTTGAGTAAGAAACCCCCGCCCGGGTTCCATTTAAGATAAGTTAACCTTATGCTCCAGGGCTACCAAATACTGCTCGTGGGTCGGACCAACCGAACGAGTATCTTTCTCTAGCCTTATAGCGAACATTCCCTGTATCAAAATCAGCTTCCATTGAAGTTCTAATTGGCGAACGATTAAACATTTTAAATCCGTTCGGGCAATCAGTCTTAATGAACCATGCGTCAGTGTCGGTCAGATAATGATTAACGGTGTAGCCTTCTGGGACCATGCCCATGTTGCGTACTGCGTTAATATCATTGTCTGCGGTTGCGACTCTGCCTGGTGTTTCCAACAATCTGTCAGCAGTGAACTGTAGCTCTTTAGGAATGATTAATTTCGTTCCTTGTAGTGCTACTTTTAAACCACGCTCGTCAGTGTAGGCTGCAATATCAATCAATGCTTGTTCTAATGAAGTTTCACTTAAATCGGCTGCGGTAGAAAGCTCATTACGCAAATTAGGTCCACCCACAGTTGGGTGATCCGTTGCGCAAAGTTCTTTCGTGTCACCGCCGGGGTAACTTGATGAGAAAGCATTATTTAATACTGAAGCTGCTTTGACTTGCTTGGTGTTCGACATGCTACGAGCAAGCGCGCGAGTGTATCTAGCCGACAATCTGTCGTATAAATTATCCTCGACCGCTTCTTCGGTGATGCTGAAAGCCAGTGCTATAGTTTCGTGAGAGTAGCGCGATGTGAAGGCCTCTTGAGCCGAATCAAATGCTACGCCTGCCCCTTCTGATTTAACGGGTGCTGCGTCAAAACCTGTCAACATTACTTCTTCTTCAAAAGCACGATCACTAGATTCGGTTTCATAAATTTCTTCATGTTCCTTGTCATAACGATCGTATTCGAGTCCGAATAACGCATTAAGTCCTGGAAGCAATTCTTTAACTAATTGTGCTCTACTAATAGCCATCTAAATTACTCCTTAAGTTCCTGCAACAGGACCTCTATAAGCATGTTCGTTAATTTGTACTACCAAATTAGCGTTATTGCTTCCGAGATCTCCGTTTGAATCATCTTGGACAACTCCTACTATTTTAAGCTGAAGTGCTTGAGTAGTTGCTATGGTGCTAGAGTCTAGTTCGCGAGTGGAGACGCCAGTTGTTGAACTTCCACCTATGCCGTCTGTGTCAGCATTTCTGCCAATACATGTTACAGCCGAAGCACCATCCGCTTGAACAACAAACAATTGATTAGGGTCGTCATAAACATATACGTCTATAGCTCCGCCACCAAGTGCCGTTGTATCTGCTGGATAGTAATTCTTATAGGTAGGAGTACCGTCAGTAGCAACATAATATACATGTGAAAACACACCAACATTGTTAGCAGAACCAACTGCTGACCTGTTAATATATCCACCTGCAAATATGACTAAATCGCCTTGATATATGGCGGTATCATATCCCGAAGGACTGATACTATATTTATTTGCTTGCTGAACGGCTGAACCGACATTAAGTCCCTTATAGGGTCTTAGGCCAAAGGCCTTGTCTACATTTGCCATTTTATTTCTCTATTTCCAAGAATTATTATAAAGGACTCTTAGTTCTTTGAACTTTGAGTCCCACCAATTGTTACGCGAGATTGTCTATCGGGTCTATTGATAGACATACTGGGATGAGTTCCTTCTTTCATCATGTCGTTATCTACAGCGTCCATCTGGTTCTGCGTTTTACTCGCAAAATACTCAGATCTCTCCTGTATAGTCTCGACAGGGATTCTACAAAGAATCAATCCACCAACTCCTATCACTCCTGAGAACTTACCTTCATCAACGGTAGGAGAATCAAAGTCTGGGTATTCATCTGCTTTCACAGGAACCCATCCTTCACGAAGTCTAGCCATAACGTTTTTGGAATCGTCTTGGCCCCTTACTTCCATTCTTACCCATCTGTGAGCGTATCCATCAGGTGGTGCAGGTGCGTCCAAAGCGGACGGTGGAGCCCAAGGCTTACGTGATTCTGTTTTTTCACGGGTCTGGGCTTCGCGTGGTTCTCGACTTTCGTCTTTATTATCTTTATTTGTCATGTTAACTCCACGTTATTCAACATATTTCGCGTACTCTTCTAAAGGCACACCCAATTTATTTGCTATTGCAACCTGTGAAGGTGTGAGTCTCACAGTTTTGCGCCCAGCTTTAGCACTGCGTTTAGCAGGGGCTACCGCCTGAGCGGGTCGGTTCGTTTGCGTGATTTCCCTGTCAAACTTGTTAGGGAATTCATCACGAATTCTTTTATTAACTTCACTATAGTACTCATTACTTGTGGCGTCAAACCCTTCGTTCATAAGATCTTGGTGAATTACAAAAGAAGTCATAGTCATAGCACGATCATTTCCGAACCAAGGATTATCTGTTGCCCACGACTGGGCTTTAGGATCTGGTTCAGGTTGTGGCTGTGGCTGTTGTTGAACTTCTTGATTAAACTGTTGTGGTGCTGTGACCTGACCAGTTTTGGCAGATCTCTCTTGATTCAAAGCTTGTACACGTTGCGCTTCGACTGCAAGAGCAGCTAGTTTTTGTTGTGCATTCGTTTGTGTATCTACGTCGGCTTCTTCGTTCGCTTTTCTTAGTATGTTCTTCGTTGCTTCGGTTTCGGCAGTAATTCTATTTGCTTCCGCAATTATATAATTACCATCGAGATTCGTTTTTTGTTGTTGTAGTGTTTTATTTTCGGTTTGCACGTTTTTAGCGTACGTAGTAGCGGCTTGTTCACGACGTTCTGATTCACGAAGTTTAGCGGTAAGC